CATTACGTACGATGCGCCGTAGTTGTAATTATTGCCGGGCATTTCTGCCTCCTTTTAGTTTTATGGTTGTGGTGCGAAGCCTTGGTTAGCGGCAGGGTTGGCTTCAGGTTCCCTGTTGCGTCCTAAATCAATAAAGCCCGCCTTTTCTTCGGCAGCTATACGACTAGCTGGTGTGGTACCGAACTGGTCTGGTTCTGACCGTCCAGCAGCAATATCTCGAACATCACTATATCCTATAGGGCCAAACTCTGATGCGCCAGCAACAGCAGCAAGAGTAGAAGAGCCTGTTGCGGCTTTTACTTCAGAAACTGTAGAGGTAGCAGTAGCTGCAGTTAAACCTATACCTATAGGGCCAAGGGACTTTTTAACGGGGCCGGGCAGTCTGTCTAAGAACTTACTCAAATCAAACCCTGACTTATTCAGTTTATCCTGAAGTTCAGGAGATAAATCTGCTACATTTTTAGGTTCGGGAGAAGCCACGGTGGGTTTAGGTGAGGTCGGTACTTCTTCGCGGACAGGAAGGTCAAAATAGCCCTCGTAGCCAGCGGTTTGGGTTGTGATACGGGTTTCTGGCATTGGAATCTTGGATGTGATTTTAAATCCGGCTTCTTCGGCGGCTTCACCCCAAAAGGTAGCGAACATGTTGGCATTCTGTCGGTCCACCTCACCAACGGCACCCGGAAAGGCTTGCTGGTAGGTTGTTAGTTCGCCTGTGCTGCTCTTACCTGCTGACTTCAAACTACGACCCTGCAAGTAAGCAAGGCGGTCTTGGTCTACGCCGATTGACTGTCCCACAGTAGCATGAATGTTACGTAACAGGGACGAACCCTTCTTACCTGTAAAGCCAGCAGGGGCTAGGGTATCAAAATATTTGCCTGTAGAGGCATCAAAAGCAATATCTTTGACCTTGACATCTTTTAACAGGTCTGTCATATCTGCAGACGTAACCACTTTACCATTTGGCTTCACAAAGAAATTTTCTTTGTTGCCCGCAGCTAGGTTCTCCTGTAAGATACTATCTGCAATAGGGTTCAAAGGAATATTAACGGCGCGGCCTTTGGCACCTTTGGTTTCAGCTTCGATATATATCGCGCCACTATCAGGCTTATAGGCAGATACCTGTAAGCCAGCGGCAGCATTGGGACGGAGACCCGTATTCAGATTAAAAATAATGGCCTGTGCAGTAGAACGTGTTTTAGGGTCGTCTAGGTATTTCGCTACTCCCGCAAACAACTGGCTCATTTTTGTTTTGTCAGGGTTAATAGAAACTTCAGATAGAGCCTTGGCGGGTTCGCTGCGTCCAAAAATACGGCTATTTAAATCGGTATTGGGTGCTTTATCCGGAAGCAGTTTGTACTCTGGTGTGTCAGGACCTACAGATTCTTTTAGAGTCAGACCCACTTGGCGAAGGTTTTGCATAGCTGTCTTGACTGTAGAAGAGTCCTCGCTACCCTTAAATGTTTTAGAAAGAAGAGTGTTTCCTTCGGCGTCCTTCTCAAACAACCGCAACGCCGAACCGGGTTCGTCTGCAATGTCCTTGAAGAATTGTAAAGCCGGACCCGTAAAGGTTTTTTCACGCCCCGATTTCTTGGCGTAAGCTTCAGCAACCTCACGGAGAGTTGCGGTTTTGGGGTTTAGGTCTGCCATTAGTATCCAAAGGTCTGGTCAAAAGGTTGGAAGGTCTGGTCTTTTATACCTTGCAACTGTTTGTGTATTGAGGTATAACTACTTGTTCGCGTCATAACCATATAACGCAAAGCATCGTAGGCATGGTCCTCTGCTCTCGTGTCTACATCTTCGCTGTTTGTTTTGGAGAGTGGAATGCCAGATAGCTGTGCGATTATATGCTTACAAGTAGAAAAAATCCGCATCCGTGGTTCGTTAGAGTAGGGGTCGTCAGCAAGCCGCCTGTGCAGTTCCATTTTTCCTTGTAGACGGTTGCGGTCTGAGGGAGTCCACCTAACACCAGCCCGCATCATAGTTTCTGCTATGGACGGACCGAATCCGGTTTTGTTCCAACATGAAGAGTCGAGGACCGTATAATGTGGTAACGGGTCCAACTCCTCACATTCTAATATTTTATCAGCTAATTGCTCTGCTGTCAAGTGTTTTACGTATAGTTCTCTATATATCCATATATTATTGTCCCAGTCAATTGCACCCCACAGGACACAAGAGGGACTAGAGTAACCATAGTCGGCTGCACGTATGCGGGGCCAGTTGGTTGGCAACTCCCACGGTTCGACAACATGACGCGAACGGGAAAACTCCGGGAAGGCGGCTCCCTCCGCTACATCCCAGTCCCCTTCTAAGAGTCGTCTACGCTCGACTTCTGGGAGTGACCGAAGCATGGCCTCGTATTGACCATCTGCCATCAGGAAGGGGTTATCGGTCAGCCGTGCAGGTACAAACTTGCGATAGAACAGCGGCTGGCCTTCTTTCTCGTGACCCACAGGCCACACGAACGTTTTGCCCGTATCTAAATCTTTAGCACCAAAAGCGATATTTGGTTCGTGAGCGTCGATGTACATCTTCTTGACCCACCAACCACCCACTCCTCCGGGGTTGGCTGTGCAGCGCATGCACAGGTGTTGCTGGAGTTCAGGGTCAGTAGAACGAAGACGAGAACGCAGGTAATCCCAAACATAGCTGGACGGGTATTGTGTGATTTCATCTACGCCAATCCAATTGAAAGCCTGTCCTTGAAAGCGGGTTACGTCTTTGTCCCTGTCTAGGTACGTGAACCATAGCGTTGCCCCAGATGGAAACACCCACGTTGACTTTGCTTCACGGAAGATTGCACCGGGGAACGCCTTGGGGTATAGTTGTTTAGCTTTGTCGATAAGTTCTGTTAGTTCGTCGAGTGTACGTCTTAGGAGAAGGCCACGATGGTTAGGGTTGTGGCAATAGCGTAACGGGTCAGCAAGCAGGGCAAAACTCTTGCCCCCGCCAGCGGCACCGCCATACAAAACATCTTGCTCACTGGCAGAAAGGAAATCTTCTTGGGGGCCGGGGTTGGGCTTGAAGATGACAGGAGAGCCATCCACGAGGTCTTCCACTGCTGGGGGTAGCGCAGCAAGGTCCCCTTGGTCAACAACCCGTGTCTTTGTTCCCTTGAGAGCATCCTCTACCTTCTTAGCAGACTGTTTTAGCCTTTTGACCTTTTTTCTTTTTGTCTGGGTCTTTATTTCTTGACTAGCAGCAGCCTTGGTTGCATTCCGCAACTTGGCTTGCACAGAACGCCGCGCACGTTCCCTGTCAGTGGTCTTGTACTGTGCCGTGGGTTGGTTCGGGTCTTTCTTAGGTCGCCCCGGTCCACGGGGCTGGTCCAATGTCGCGGGGTCGGGCGGGACAAGGACACGTTTGCGGGGTTTAGTCGCCATTTTTGTTTTCAGAACTTCCCGAAGCTGTGCGGCCTCGCTGGGGTTTGAAATTTGTATAGTATTCAGAATAAGGATAGCGATACACAGTTTCGTTGGGAGTGGCTGATAGGTTCACGTTCTTATCAACAGCATATCTTGCTGCGTATCCCTTCTTTGCCGCACCCGCACTACTGGTAGCTGCCTTTAAGTCTGCCTTCAGGGATTCGAGTTCTTTGGCGTTGTCCACCATTGTCTCTCTTCCCATCTGTGTCTGGGACAACATCCCTGACTTCAGCGTCTTTGCACCCAAGGTTGAGTTGGAAAGGGTTTTGATTTGGTCCCGCAACTCTCTTATGCCACGGTCTACCCCTGCAGCGTACTGTGCGGGGGTAACTGTTTTTGCTTTATCCATCTATCACGACCTCTTTCTTTGGTGGCAGCAGGACGACACCGTGGACTGCCTGTACATTATGATTGATTGTTTCCTGTTTACCTAGACCGACACGGTTCAGGATGGCTTCAGCGGCCTTCATACGCAGGTCATCACCGCGTTCGATAGCTGGGGTGTCTATCAGGTTCACCAACTTGTTCGCGGCCTTTAGGGATTGGCCCGCCAGCATGGTGCGGGTGCGGTCCACAATCTCGTCAGCAAGGCGTTCGCGCAGCCACGACACGGAAGTCTTGGAATATCCGGCTGATTCGGCTGCTGCGTTCACATTTCCACCATTCTCGAACAGAACTTCCAAGAAAGACTCCTGTTTTTCGGTTAGGGCGGGCTTGCGATTGTTGGTTTGGGGAAGAAGATTCATCAGATACCTGCTACTTGCTTACATCTATACTTAACTTCGTAGGGTGGGGGTACGATAAAGGCTACATCGCGTATCATTTCGGCAACCCGCACCTCACACGACTCTTCTGTACGGTATGGACCACGGGTATCGTGGGCTTCTATGCAATTTGGTATGGGACCTATCGAACATATCAGTATCAACGCCGCGAACATGTGGGTTTCCTTTCGTACACACCTCTATTTTAAGGGTATTTAACCTTTGTGTCAACAAAAAAATAAAAAAGGTTGACAAATGCGAATTTTGACTGTACAATGGGCATAAGCCCGCCGGGATACATCCCCATACTCCCCCCACACTACGGGTTCGCGGGGTTTCCGTGGGTTCCCCCGTGGGTTTTCCCTACGTGTTCGCAGGAAACACGTATCGGTAACCTGAAAATACAAAAAATATGTCGGGTTTGCATAGCATATGTCGGGGGGGTGGGGTGTCCCTTGCGCACCCGCGCACAGCCATATTTTTATCTGTTTTGTCACCCTCGCCGAAACGTTGGCAACCCCAGCAACAAGCCCAAACCCCAGCAACAAGCACCCGAACCCATAGATATGCCCGCCCGCGCACCCGCGCGTTATCAATTTGTCATGTGTTTGATGCAATGGAAACTTAGGGCGGTGGCCTTCGGTCTTTATATTCATAGCTTCCAGAACCACACCCACCAGACGAAAAACCCTGCAATAACAGCAACCCGCACGGAATATTAACGCATGCCGCATAAAAAGACCCCCGCCACAATGGACGGGGGCAAGTTAAGGGAGGAACCCGCCGATAAACCCCAGCGGGAAAGGGTACACGTTCGCGGCTGGTTAAGCCTTGGCAATCTTATAGCCGTTCGCCGGATTCGCTTTCTTGTATGAATCATGCTCACCTGCAATCCCTACAGACTGGTCAATCTTCTGGCCTGAATCCAAGTAAATGTTGACTTCAAATTGCGTACCATCCTGATTAGCACCATAAAGCTTGAACACGTCAAAACCTTTGTGCTTTACACGTTTAGCACCGACATAAGAATTACCTATTTTCTTATCGTTATAAACGTTTTTCTCATGTGCGAATATATCAACTTGCATTTTACTTTCCTTCTCTTAACTGGTTAAACCGGACGGGCAAACCTGCCCGCCCGTCATTATAAGCACAGGTTAGCCAGTCTTGGCAAGCCTATAAATCTTTTGGTATCGCGCCGCCGTTCCCGAAACATTGCGAATTTCTAGATTCATACCATCGCGCTTGAGGTTATGAATCATGGCATATACGTATTGCTTCGATACGCCAAGGTTGCCCGCCAAGGTTGGGGCGGCTTGAAACCCGCGCTTTAACATGACAATCAATTGCTGTTCCTTGCGGCAAAGCTTGCGCGATTTCTTGACGGGTTCGAGAGGTTCCCCGTGCATGCCAGTCGCAACACCCATTGCATTGTCAATGTACTGGTCTTGCTCTTCATCTGTACCAAACACGACATTCAATAACGCCTTGCTTCGTTTATCTGCTTCAATGCCTTTTTCAATCAGGACAAGCTTTCGTTCATCTTCACGAACCGCCGCCTCAATACGATTAGCAAGGTTGGCAAGTTCTGCGGCAAGTTCGGCTGGTATTCCTTTGGTAATATTTGACATGGTTTTTTCCTTTCCTATGTCTATGCGATAAACACTGCCCAGATAATCAGGCAGATTAAAACGACTGTAACAGTCCGATAGATTACGTATAACGCTTCCATGTTTACGCGGCAACCTGTTCTAGATGATTCCATGAATCACTATTCAACACTGCCCGCACGTCATCGTTGCGCTTTCGCTGTACCATATGGGATTTAGCGGTCTTGGTTCCTGACTGGCGAACCTTCCCGTCATTACCTTCCCATTGTTCGTTTGTATGGGTTGCCCAATGCGTCAAAGCATTATAGCCCGCCCACATGGTCGAACCCAGTTCCTTTTGTTCTTCGCGGAACCTATGCAAAAGATAGTTCATAAGCTTTTCGTTCACCTGCGAACCCTGCCCTGCATTACTTGCAAGGGTATTCTTTTTGCATATGGATTCGCCCAATATCTGCCCAAACTGCTCAAGGGTCATCTTAGCACCCGCCCAGTCTTGCATCTGCTGGCCTTGACTAGTCCACATTTCAAGCCCGTTGCTGGCCTTGTTTAGCATAGCCGTTGGTGACAGATTACGGGTATGTTTGGCTTTTTGCTGGTATGATTTCTGCCCACCAAACACTAGCGTATTGCGGCACAAGTCACGATACGCCCCGCTAAACACTTGAAACGCCCATGACATATCAACACTGTTGAAAACATCGACGCGGCATCGCACAAGGTCGGTTGAGTCGCCTATCTGCTTTTCAAGGTCGTTAAAGTAAATAGTGCGATGAGCACGAAGCCCGCCATCGTATAGCCTGTCGTGTACTTCGACGTTATTTGTGGGAAGTTCCCCAGCATCTAACATCCCCGCATGCTGTTGAAACAAACCATCGTGCGGGACAAGGTTATAGCTTTTTGCTACTGGCCTAGTGTCCAAAATATCACCCGTTGCTTCGTTCATTAACGCCGAATAGTTCGGCATCGGTACGGGTTCCGATATGGTTGGTTCATTCTCATGCGGCTTTATTGCTTCGACTGGCACCCGCCGGATTGCACCAAACTTTTCATATATGCTAATGTCGTTGATGTCCTGATGTATAAGTTGCATCCGGTCACCCATGACTTCAACACGGTCATCATTTGTAATAATATCTAATGGCATTCTTTCATTCCTTAACTTGTTAATGTTACGCGGCAACCCGCCGCCTGATTATTAAAGACACAAGCCCTGCATTTGTGCAAGCAAAAAAATGTCTTCAAAGAAATGGAATCCCGCCCCGCGACTCGCAAAGATTCCCCGCCGCCACCGCACCCAAGCCCGCCCGACAAGCCCGCTCGAAAGTAACATGACAGCCCCAAAGTTTTTATTGGCGTGGTCAATTTGTCATCAATGCGTCAAAAACAAAACTTGTTTATCAGGTGCAGACCAGCAAACAGTACACGTCGCGCAAGATTCAGACTTGCCCGTCTGTTCCGGACAGACCAAGCTTTCGCCTTTTACTGGCTTGTACAAATCTGCGCTATTCGCTGAAAACTTAATGTCAGGTGCGTTGCTAAACCGAACCGAAAACCGCGAACCAAACAAATCTTTTACTGTTTTGATAGCCCGCCCAATATCGCTTGCATAGGTTCGCCCCGTGAATCCCCACACTGCCAAGTTATCAAAACGGGCAAGCAATGACTGCCACAGTTCAACATATTGCACAGAATAAAAGTCACCCAAAACATGCAAACGGATTATGACGCCTTTATATGTTTCACACAATTCTTTTACTTCTAATGATATGCGCTGTTCTAATTGTTCGCCGTGTTCTATACGATGCGCGAACATCATATTGTTCCCGTAGCAATCGTCCCAGTGATAGCATTCACGTGGACAGGTTGCGCGTTCTTCTAAGGTCAAAGTATAGATTACATAACCTTTGAATTTACCTTTTTTGATTACGGGCAATTTATCTTTTGATAGCTTTTTGTTTTTAGATTGCTTTAATACCTTGTGCGGATAATCACCCAAAAACTTTACGGATTTTGGATACATGGTAAAAGCTGGCTTATTTATATCTGCCTTTTTCATGGCTGGTGACCTTGTGCTGTTGTGTGTAGCTAAACAAGCTTTACGGATAATATCCCCCGTGGTCAAGTGTTTTTATTTTGTTGCCTTGTTTTTTTAGGTAACACTTTGGACACCACAACCCGCCGCCCGTCTTTACCATAGCGGGTTCATAGCAATCATCGCACAGGTAATTACGGGAAAGCGTGGTCGGTTTGTCAGCCTTTCGGCGTGGTTGGTTTGTCAAAATTTTGGCTCCCATAATATGCCCGCGTTCACCAGCTTTTTTAGCGTGGATAATTTGTCTCGTTTGGCTCTTGCCACGGGTTTGTCATTCCATTCGGCGTCGTCAATTTGTCTGCGTAATCTTTTTAGTTGCGAGACAACGTTTGTCAAGCGTGGGTCAACGTCAGGTGTCGGATAGGGGAGTGGTTTGTACATCGAACAGTTCGCCTTGTTTGTTTCTGTTTAAGTCGTTGTACACATCTATTACGGATTCGCCGTGCTTGTCAACCCATTCGTCACGGGTCATACACGTTGCGTCTTCTTGCATTTCAATTAGCCAGTCTTTTACTTTACCCATCTAAGTCATCCTCTTCTGCATAATAATCTGTAATTTCACCTGTACCATCACAGT